TATGCTACCTAATTTTGGTTTAAATTTAAATTCATATTTATTTGAGCCAATAACCTCTCAATTAATTGATGAGATTAAAAAACTGATCCAAACGCAGTTCGCCTTGTATATAAAAAATGCTGTAATATTAAAAATTGTTGTTTTTTCTGAAGAAGTGGATGACCCTTTCGCTAAGGCAAGTTTACCTACGATTATAATTAGAATGTCTGTAAGGAATAAGGAAAACAATCAGATACTACCAATGGAGTTTACAGTATGACATCACATATACCTTACACAAGTGCCGCCTCTGATTTTTTAAAGTTAGTTTTATTCAAGGATAATGACAAATCAAACCTTATAGACTACGCTGCTACTGATTTTTTATCACTTAGGGCTGCTTTAATTAATTACATTAAAGCCGTATACCCCTTAGATTACAATCTATTCTCGGAATCTGATTTAGGGATGATGTTTATAGAAATGGTAGCTTATATGGGATCAGTCCTTTCCATGAAGGCTGACATGCTTGCTCATGAATCTTTTCTGAAGACTGCCAAAAATCCAACTAATATTAGAAAGCTTCTTCAATTAATTGGAGTAAAATTTAGAGGACCAAGCGCAGCAGCAGGGCAACCATTAATTACTTTAGAAGGGGCCGAAATCCCTCCAGGCGAAAGCATTATTATCCCAGTAGCCAGTAGAGTCTTTTCTAGAAACTCCGATGTCGATGGGGCAACAACTAATTATGTTTTGTATAAGGTACAGAATGGAAAAATAATGGATATTAATGCAACTAATACCATTGAATTAACTTATAGTGAATCAGATTCAGAAAATGGGCTCACTTGGTCTAATCTAGTTTTGGTAGAAGGAACTTTAGTTGTTGATACAAATACCTTTTCCGATGTTGATGTTATTAAAGAAGTAACCCTTGCAAACTCCCCTGTTATTGATGGAAGTGTTGAGGTATTTATTGATACGGGGGACCCATTAACATCACAACCTTATACTGAGGTTCAGTCCCTTCTGTCAACATCCTCCTCAGACCAACGAGCATTTGAAGTAACTTATAATCCTGATTTTACAGCTAAGGTAATTTTTGGGGATGGGGTAACTGCGAATCTTCCTCCTGTAGGCTCGACTTACACTATTAACTACAGAGCGGGTGGAGGCATCCGTGGAAATGCATCTACTGGAGTTATTGATGAAAGCGTTGCTATTGCAGGGGAGAGGTCCATAAATGTTAAAAATACGCTACCTTTCACTGGAGGTCTAGATTCGGAAAGTATTGAACATGTTAAAAAGTACGCACAACTAACTTTTAAACAACAGGACCGACTTGTTTCATTAGATGATTATACTTCCTTTTCTAATACCTTTAAATCCTCCACGGGAGCCTCAGGTAAGGCTATAGCCGTAACTAGGAAGGCATATAGTTCAGCAAATATTATTGATGTTTATATTGTAGAAATAGCGTCAGACACACAACTTCAAAAAGCATCCCTAGCATATAAGTCTAACCTTTTAGAAGCTATGGGTCCTAAAAAAATGATGACGGATGAGTTAGTGGTAGTAGATGGTCTAATTAGAACAGTTGATCTTGTGGTTGAGGTGACCTTGGACGCTAGATTCAAGAACAAAGAATCTGCCATTAAGGCTAGTACAAGTAGAGTTATTTTAGATTATTTCAATGTCTCTAATAGAGAGTTTGGAGAAAGCTTTTTCCCCCAAGACATCGCAAGAGAAATATTTACAGCCATCCCAGAGGTAAGATTAGCCGAAATAACAAATTACAAAGATCCAATAACTTTAGAGTTTAACGAGATTCTCCAGTTAAACAACTTCAAACTAGTTCTTAATTATGTCTAAGTCTTTTAAGAGAAATTATGTTGATGTTCTTCAAGTAATAACCCCCTCTTATTATAAGGAGTTAGACAAGAAAGAATCTGTTGATTCAGTAGATCTGGTAGCACAAGTATTAACTACTGAAATTAATCTTATAAAAAATAACTTTTTTATACAACCCCTTAGTGGGGATCCTTTAAGTTTTAGTAGCCTTCTTGATTGGGATGCTGGTAAAGGATACAGTAAAAAGTTACCTAATTATTTTATTAAACAGAATAAGCTAACTGAAATTACTTTTTCTGAATTTGATTTAGTTATCATGAAACCTTTGGGTTATGAGATTGATAATTATAATACCTCTGCTGAGTTTAAAACTTTCCTCACTGAGACACTGTTTCCTTTAATAGCTATTGGACGGGATGCCACTGTCACTGATATATTTACGACAACAAAAGGTGCTTACGGAAGTGATAACGAGGCTTCTCATCAATACCTATTAGAGTCTTTAGGTTTATTTCATATTCTAAACTATGAAAGAACTGCCACTACACCTAACCTAGATTTTCAATCTTTATTAGCTGAGTTATTAGCCACTAAATTATATTCTGGTTACTCTTTAGGTTTAGTTGATGCGATAAAGATATTAAAAACTGGTTTTTGGAATTGTAATGATGCTGACACTAAAGCAATTGCGTTCCCTTCTCCTTTTGCGTCAGGAACTGATATATGGACGAGTGGTACACAATCATTAAATAAAATAAAGACATGGGCTGATGTTATGTATACCGAAGCCTACGGTTCAGAATCGGATACTTATATTAGGGACTCTATGGTTGATTTCATTGATAATGATTTTTACCCCGATGACATCCTCCCAGGTGGACCTTTTTATAGATTACAAAGGGCAGTAGGGTTTTTAATATCAGATATAAATGACCAGATAATATCTTTAGAAACCTTACAATCTTTAGAAGACTGCCCGACTGATTTACTTCCTTATTTAGCGGACATAATAGGATGGGAATTCTATACATCAAATACTGATGCTTGGAGAAGGCAATTAAGGTCAGCAGTATCCCTGTATAAACAAAAAGGAACGAGGTTGGGTTTAGAAAACCTTATTAAGGTTATACTTCCAAGCTTTGATTTAGATTTCTCATCTCAATATAGTGAGTTTTATGAGTCGTATGTTCCTAATTTAATGTACTACCTTCTAAAAACAGATTCCTATTTGTTTAGTGGGTTAGACTCATGGACTCAAGAAAAGGCAAGTACTATCTCCAATGGAGAGTGGGATGGAGTAAGTCTAGATAACTCTATTCGTTTAGTAATTGATAATATATTATTAGAAGCTGTAGAGAAATTTCCTCACTTATTTAACTTAGAGGGTTTTAAGTTTGACCTTGCTAATTCTTCTTTTTCTTTTAATTTCAGAAATAGAGATTTTAAAATACCGCCATGGGAGCATGAGAAGTTTTATAAAGATTGTGCTATATCCGAAGATTTGGTTGAGTTCCTTAAAAATAAACTTATATGTTTAGGGGTCCCTACCATTTCTACTGTATCTTTTTATGATTATGTATTAGATAATACTATCAGAGGAATACAGGATGGAAAATTTTATAATAACGGTTTCTTTTTCCTAACATCCTCTATGAATCTTGCCCCTAATTACTCAGTAATTATGGACAACTACGATAGGGATAGTTTTGATCTTTTACCTATGTGGAATGGCAAGTCCTCCCATTTCGATCTAACTTTATCATCAACCCATATAGATAACGACTTTTTCAATCCAGGGGCGTTTGATAGAGAAGATTTCTTTGCGTCCCTGGAAGCTATACCTAAATTTGTTCCCGCTAAGGCTATACCCAGGACGCACACTGATTTATTAAAAGGGGATCCATATATTTCGTATGTGGCGTTGGCTCCTAGAGCAACTGTGTCCTTCTTAGATCAACCTAGTCCTTCTGGTACTATGGGAGGGTATCAGCTATGCTCTGTTGACATGAGGAGTACTAAGGCAGCCTTGTTGGGTAGTAATATCTTACCTGGGTATGATGATAGTAAATCACGAACCGCTCATGCTACTTTACCAGTTTTTAAAAGAGATAGATTAAGATTTGGTATAATTCAAGATCAAATTTCAACTAATTATGTTTTAAGTGGATACCCTTTAACACTTAGTGGAGATTACATACCCTGCCTTGGAAGGTCTTCAAAGAGAAGAAGAGATGATTCAAAGAACTTGTGGAAGGGTGATTGGTTCAGTCGAGAAGGGTTTAATCCTCCTATAAGATTAAATAAAGGATCAGCGTCAGGGTCATCAAAGAAGTCCTCTGATTGGGGGGTTAGGGGTTATATTCCTCTTGGTTATATTTTAAGTAGTAACTCTTTTGTCCCTGTAACAGATACTTTTGATTTGCCTGGGGTTTATGAATCTTGCGAAACTGTAGATTCTAATGGG